AGATGCACAAGAAAAAGGTGAATTGGATTATTCACTATGTATCATGTGGGATTCTGTTGGTTCAGTTCCTTGTAAAATGACATATGAGGGTAAAGGTGGTAAACAACATAACGCTTCGGTTTTAGCTGATAAAATTGGTATGGGCATCAATCAACGTATTTCAGGAAGTCGTAAGTCCGACTCAAAATATGAGAACACATTAATTATTGTTAACCAACCTTGGGTTGAATTACCGGATAATCCATTCGGACAACCAAAAATTAAAGCTAAAGGTGGTGAAGCGATTTGGTTAAATTCCTCATTGGTGTTCTTATATGGGAATCAAAAAGGAGCTGGAACAACTAAAATCACGGCAACCAAAGACAAAAGAACTGTTAAGTTTGCTTCAAGAACTAAAGTGTCTGTAATGAAAAATCACATAAATGGTCTTGGATATGAGGATGGTAAGATAATAGTTACCCCACATGGATTCTTACCAGGAAAAGATACTACAGAAGAGAAGACATCGATTGAACAATATAAGAAAGAATACGCTGACTATTGGAAAGAAGTTATTGGTGTTGAGGGAGATTTTGATTTGAAAACTGAAAAAGAAGAAACTGAATGATGGAAATCAAATTAACCCACGAGGAAGTTATGGGTATGGTAGAAACCCTAAATAGTTTTTACAGCAAAGTACCAACAATTCAAGATTACTTTCTTGAAAGAAAAAAAGAAAAAATTGTAAATATCGATGTTGAACATTGGAGTAAACAATTATTTAATGATCACACATTAGAACCAAAGGACATGGACATAGTTGTTGATGTTGTTGATCAAAATACATTAAATAATTTAGCACAGATAACCATTAGTTTACCCTTGGAATCACAAATAGGAAGACAAGTTACACTGGGAGTTAAAGAAGGTAAGTCCGGTAAATACTTAGGGTTTATCAAAATAGCTTCACCGGTATTGTCAATAAAACCTAGAAATGATTTTTTTGGTGAGACGTTACGAGCTACCCACGTAAACAGACACATGGTTAACGGAGCTATAATTGTACCAACACAACCGTTTGGTTTTAATTGTTTAGGTGGTAAATTATTAGCTTTGATATGTAGTTCACATTTAGTTGTGGATATGTTCAACGAAAAGTATGGTGACAAAATGGATTTATGTTTTCTTGAGACCACATCATTATATGGGAACATAAAAAGTTCATCACAATACGATGGACTTGAACCATACATTAGATACAATGGTATGACTGAGTCCGACCTATTTTTATTCCCAAGTGATGAAATTTACATGGAACTTAGGAATTATTTGAGACCAATATATGGTAAAGAAGAATGGAATGGGATGTTAGTTGATCCAGTACCATCAGCACCAAAAATGAGGGAGTACTCTAAAATAATCCAAATAATTAAAGCTCACCTAAAAGAGTTAGATCCGGAAGAGTTTACAAAGTTTAATGAGTTTGTTAAATGTTGTATGAAGACAAAAACAAAAAAGAGGTATTATTATACCAATTTTGGTTATTCAAACATTAAGGAACACATTTTATCCAACGGAGAAATTAAATTGGAAAAAAAGGAAAACTTTGAAAAACACAAACTAGAACACTTAATTGAAGTTTGGAGAAAAAAGGCTCAAAAAAGATGGGAAAAACTTAATTCTGAAATGAGACTTAAGGAAAACCTGGAAGTTTATTCATTGGAAAAGATCCAGAATATGGATTATGAAATTATTAGATAGATGTCAAACCACGTAATTATGTATGAATGTCAAAAACTTTATTAGTAGATGGTAATAACCTATTAAAGATAGGATTTCACGGAGTAAAAGACTTTTTCAATAAAGGACAACATGTTGGTGGTATATGGCACTTTCTAAACACGTTAAGAAAATTTCTAGAGGAAGAAAACTACACCAAGGTAGTCGTTTTTTGGGACAGTGAAACCAGTACATCACAGAGAAGGATACTTTACCCAAAGTATAAGTTAAATCGAAAGATACCAGATGAGGTTGATTTTAAGGAAGTTTCCTTTGGCCAACAAAAACAAAGAGTAAAACAATATCTTGAGGAGATGTTTGTTAGACAAATTGAAGTTGGTCATTGTGAAGCTGACGATCTAATCGCTTATTATTGTCAAATATCACTTGATGAGGATAAAACAATATTTTCCGGTGACAGGGATCTAACCCAGTTAATCTCCGAAAAAGTTAGGATCTATTCACCAAATACAAAACAGTTTTATAAACTGGGTGATAAGATAAAAATGTATGATATTGAAATACCACACTACAATATTAAAACTTATAAAATCTTAGCTGGTGATACTTCAGACAATATTGATGGGATATTTTACCTGGGTGAAAAAACTTTTGTAAAATTATTTCCTGAGATACTTGAAAATGAAATTTCTTTTACCGATATTTTAAACAAAGGTGAAGAACTGATAAAAGAACAAAAAGATAGTGTTGTTTTACAGAACTTACTAAGTGGAAAAACAAGGGAGGGGATATATGGTGATGAGTTCTTTGTGGTAAATAAAAAATTAGTGGATTTATCTGAACCACTAATAAGTGATGAAGGTAAAGAACTGGTAGAATCTTATTGTAAGGAATCATTAGATCCCAACGGTAGAGGACACAGAAATCTAATTAAAATGATGATGGAAGACGGGTTCTTCAAATACCTACCGAAAGGTGATGACGCTTGGGTTAAATTTTTAAAACCATTTTTAAAACTTTCAAGGAAAGAAAAAACTAAATACAGAAATAAAACAAATAAATAAATAAATAAATATGAAAAATCAAGAAGTAACGAAAGTTGAATTTTTATTAATGTGTAACGATAACATTGTAGTTCAACGATATTTTAATGTTAAGGGATTCAACAAAAACGCACACAAATCTATTGAGTTCTACGAATATATTGACAGATTGTGTAATAAACTACAGTATGATTTAAAAATGAGAAGTGTAGTTTATATGTTGGACAATCAGTTTGAAATTACTGAAAATCCTGAGATATTAAACACGTCAATAACGGATGGTGATGAGAACTTTAACATATACATTAAGTTGGACGATATGACAATTTGTCAGAGAACATTCGACGCTAAAGTATACCCACCAAAGGTAAGATATACCGTAGACCTACGACCAAAGTTAAAATCCATATTGGGTGACCTTACTGACATTTTTTCTGGTAAGAAATTTAATTATTTTTATCCGCAATTTATCGAGAATTAATACTATTTATCAATACTAAAGTAATAAAAAAATATGGCGACTAACAAAAATTTTGAATATCTAGGTAACACTTTTCAACTACAACTACTTAATCAAATAATTTTAGACAAAGACTTTTCTGTGTCGATAATAGATGTACTTAATACAAATTATTTTGAAAACCAATACTTCAAAATAATCATCCAAATGGTCAAAGAGTATCATATAAAGTACGATCATACACCATCCTTTGAGACACTAGAACAAATAACAAAGTCTGAGTTACAAAATCAAATGGCTTCTAAAATAGTCTTGGATACAATATCTAAGATTAAAGAAGCTCCATTGGACGGATCTAATTTTGTTCAAGAGAAAGCACTTAAATTCTGTAAACAACAAGAACTACAGAAAGTGATGAAAAAAGCCCAGAAAATTATCGATGGTGGGGAATTTGAAAACTACGATACACTGGAAGAAATGGTAAAAGAGGCTTTAATGGTTGGTTCAAAAGACACATCAATGTTAGATGTCTTTTCAAACATAGACCAAGTTCTTGAAGAAGATTACAGACACCCGATCCCAATGGGAATACCAGGTATTGATAGACTGTTAAAAGGTGGATTAGCTAAAGGTGAAATTGGTGTAATTTTAGCACCAACCGGAGTTGGTAAATCCACAATATTAACAAAGATATCAAACCACGCTTTTAACTTAGGAAAAAACGTACTTCAAATATTTTTTGAGGACAATCCAAAAGTGATCCAACGAAAACACTTTACACTTTGGACAAAAATACACCCAGATGAATTGTCTGAACGTAAAGAGGAAGTAATTAGTAAAGTTAAAAAGATTGAAGAGACAATGGACAACAGATTGGAGTTAAAAAAACTACCCTCTGACACTAAAACTATGTCACAGATAAAGAATGAGATCAGAAAATTAATATCTGATGGTATGAGGGTTGATATGGTGGTTTTAGACTATATAGATTGTGTTGTTCCGGATAAAAACTTAGGTGACGAATGGAAAAGTGAAGGATCGGTTATGAGAGCTTTCGAGGCTATGTGTCACGAACTAAACATTGTTGGATGGACAGCTACACAAGGGAATAGATCATCGATTTCTTCTGAAGTGGTAACTACCGACCAAATGGGTGGATCAATTAAAAAGGCACAGGTAGGTCACGTAATAATCTCAGTAGCTAAGACACTACAACAAAAAGAAATGAAGTTAGCGACAATAGCCATAACAAAATCAAGAATTGGTGATGATGGAGTGGTTTTCGAGAACTGTAAATTTGATAACGCTATGATTGAAATCGACACTGAAAGTTCAATGACCTTTTTAGGGTTGGAAGAACAAAAAGAAGAGAGACAACGATTAAGGGTTAAAGAGTTAATGGAAAAAAGAAAACAAAACAATAACACCAATAATACAATAAATTAAATAAAAAAATTTTAAATCATGGATGTATCACAAAGAATATTAAGTGACATTACTGTTTACATGAAGTACGCTAAATTCTTACCAGAGAAAAATAGAAGAGAAACCTGGGACGAATTAGTTACACGAAATAAAGAAATGCACCAAAAGAAATACCCTAAAATCAAAGATGAGATCGAAGAGGTGTATAAAATGGTGTATGATAAAAAAATATTACCTTCGATGAGGTCATTACAATTTGGTGGAAAACCTATTGAGATATCACCAAATAGGGTCTACAATTGTGCTTATTTACCGATTGACCACACAGACGCTTTCGCTGAAACAATGTTCTTATTGTTAGGTGGTACCGGTGTAGGGTTTTCAGTACAAAAACACCACGTAGATAAATTATCGGAGATTAAAAAACCAAATCCAAGTAGAACCAGAAGATATTTGATTGGTGATTCAATTGAAGGGTGGGCTGACGCTATTAAAGTATTAATGGAGTCATACTTTGGATCTAAATCGTCAACACCAATATTTGATTTTTCAGATATTAGACAAAAAGGGTCTTTATTAGTAACATCAGGTGGTAAAGCACCAGGACCACAACCATTGAAAGATTGTATACACAATATTACAAAAGTTTTGGAAAATAAAACTGATGGAAGTAGGTTAACACCGATTGAAACACATGACATCGTTTGTCATATCGCTGACGCGGTACTAGCTGGTGGGATTAGAAGAGCCGCTCTTATTTCACTATTTTCAGCTGATGATGATGAAATGATCTCTTGTAAATCTGGAAACTGGTGGGAGTCGAATCCACAAAGAGGTAGAGCTAATAACTCAGCGGTATTACTTAGACATAAGGTAACACAAGAATACTTTATGGGTCTTTGGAAACGAATTGAGTTATCCGGAGCTGGTGAACCAGGAATTTATTTATCAAACGATAAAGATTGGGGGACAAACCCATGTTGTGAAATCGGTCTTAGACCATATCAATTTTGTAACCTATGTGAGGTTAACGCTTCTGATATTGAATCACAAGAAGACTTTGAAAAAAGAGTTAAAGGAGCTGCTTTCATTGGTACACTACAGGCTGGATACACAGATTTCCATTACTTAAGAGATGTTTGGAAAAGAACAACTGAGAAAGACGCTCTTATTGGGATTGGTATGACAGGTATTGGATCTGGAGTGGTATTAGGTTACGATATGAAATTAGCCGCTGAAGCTGTTAAAGAGGAAAATCAAAGGGTAGCTAACCTAATTGGTATTAACAAATCAGCTAGAACAACAACGGTTAAACCATCCGGAACCTCATCATTAGTCTTAGGAACATCTTCTGGTATTCACGCTTGGCACAATGATTTCTACTTAAGAAGAATCCGAGTTGGTAAAAATGAATCAATATACCAACACTTAGTGACAAATCACCCAGAGTTAGTTGAAGATGAATATTTCAGACCACATGATACCGCGGTAATAACAATCCCACAGAAAGCACCTGAAGGGTCAATTTTAAGACATGAGTCAGTATTCCAAATGTTGGAACGAGTTAAGAAGGTATCACAAGAGTGGGTAAGAACTGGACATAGAAGTGGTCAAAACACTCATAATGTTTCGGCAACTGTTTCTATCAAAGATGATGAATGGGATTTAGTTGGTGATTGGATGTGGAAAAATAGAAAGTTCTATAACGGATTGTCAGTTTTACCATACAATGGTGGAACATACACACAAGCACCTTTTGAAGATTGTACTGAAGAGGATTTTGAAAGATTGGTAATTACATTAAAAGATGTTGATCTAACAAAAGTAATCGAACTACAAGATAACACTGACCTTAGAGGTGAAGCCGCTTGTGCTGGTGGAGCTTGTGAAATCGTTTAACAGATGAAAGTTACCTGGGGAAACAACGTTACTTTAACTTACCAAGTTTTATTAGCGTACTATAATCTAAGAAAAAAGAATTAAGATGACAGTTAACTCATCAAACGATTGGATACAACAGTTATATGTTCGGGAGATCACCAAAAAGACTCCCGAACCTGACTTTTATAAGGATAAGTTTGGTAATATTGTAATGACAGAATCATTCCACATAAAACGAGGAAAGTGTTGTGGATCCGGTTGTAAACACTGTCCTTACGAACCATTATACCAAAAAGGAAGTACTAATTTAAAGGAATCACTGAGAAATCAGTGATTTTTTTTATTTATATAAAATATCTGAATACTATATTTATTAGATATGTCTAACGGTATAACATATGGTATAACATTTCCCTTTAGGGATTCTTTTGTTGGGAGGTATCTTGACGCTTCAGATACTATTGATGAAGAAATTAGAAATAATCTAATTCATCTTTTATTAACTAGAAAGGGTAGTAGATATTTTTTACCAGATTTTGGTACAAGATTATATGAATATATATTTGAACCATTGGATGGACCAACATTTAGTGATATTGAGTTTGAGATTAGAGATTCGGTTGAAAAATACATACCAGGTATACTTATAACAAACATAAAAATAACTGACGCTTCGTTAGGTTTGGAAGACAAAGGTACTTATATTACGGATTCTGGTGAGAGAGAATTTAAGGTAACCAATATAGGTGATAGAGAACACACCGCTAAAGTTAGAATAGACTATAGAATAACCAATCAAGCTTTAGAAAGCAGTGATTTTGTAATTATTAACATATAACATGGCTGAAAAGAAAATATCGTACACAACAAGGGATTTCCAGGGGATAAGAACTGAGTTGATTAATTTTACTAGAACTTATTATCCAGACCTAATTCAAAATTTTAACGACGCTGGTATTTTTTCAGTGATGTTAGATTTAAATGCTGCGGTAACCGACAACCTACAATTTCAAATTGATAGAAGTATCCAAGAAACAGTTTTACAATACGCTCAACAAAAATCTTCAGTATATAACATAGCTAGAACATATGGTTTAAAAATCCCAGGACAAAGACCATCAGTCGCTTTGGTTGATTTCTCAATACAGGTTCCAGCTTTTGGGGACAGTGAAGATTTAAGATATTGTGGTATTTTAAGAAGGGGATCTCAGGTTAGTGGAGCTGGACAACCATTTGAAACGGTATATGATATAGACTTTTCATCACCAGTTAACTCTGAAGGATCACCAAATAGATTGAAAGTACCTAATTTTAACTCAGATGGGTCATTAAGTAATTACACCATAACAAAACGAGAAGTTGTTGTTAATGGTATAACAAAGGTATTTAAAAGAATTATAACCGCTAACGATGTTAGACCATTCTTTGAGTTATTTTTACCAGAAAAAAACGTATTAGGTGTTACTAGTGTATTACTCAAAGACGGTACACAATATAACACGATACCCCAACCACAAGAATTTTTAGGGTTAGATAATAGATGGTACGAAGTAAAAGCTTTAGCTGAGGACAGAGTCTTTATTGAGGACCCAACCAAAGTTTCTGACCAACCAGGGGTTAAAGTTGGGAAATATATAACTACTAACACAAAATTTGTTACCGAATATACACCTGAAGGATTTTTAAAAATGACATTTGGTGGGGGTAGTGTTTCAGCTGAAGAACAATTACGGGAGTTTGCTAGAAATGGAGCTTATTTTGATCTAAATAAGTACTCAAATAACCTAGGATTGGGATCAGCTTTAAAATCAAACTCAACTTTATTTATACAGTATAGAATAGGTGGTGGACAAGCGACAAATTTAGGTTCTAATGTGATCACACAAATAGGAACCGTCTCATTCTCCGTTAACGGTCCATCTGATAGTGAGAATAGATTGGTAATAAACTCATTAAAATGTAATAATGTTACCGCAGCTATTGGTGGATCTAACCAACCAACAGTTGAGGAGGTTAGACAATATGTATCATTTAACTTTGCGGCACAAAACAGAGCGGTAACGATTAATGATTACGAATCTATTTTAAGAACAATGCCATCACAATTTGGTGCTCCAGCTAAGGTATCGGTATTGGAGGAAAATAATAAAATTAAAATAAAAATGTTATCATACGACACCGAAGGTAATCTAACTGATAACATATCGAACACAATAAAATCAAACGTAGCTAATTACTTATCTAACTATCGAATGATAAATGATTACATTTCTATAGAATCAGCTAGTCCAATAGATCTTAGTATTGAAGTTGACGTTGTTCTAGACTCAACACAAAACCAAGGGTCTTTAATTAGTAAAACAATAGATATTATTAGTTCGTATTTTAGTCCATTAAACCAACAATTAGGTAGAAACATTAATGTGTCTGAAATTAGACGACTAATACAAAGTGAAAACGGGGTGATTAGTATTTCCGATATTAGATTCTTTAATAAAGTTGGGGGTCAATATTCATCAAACCAAACGTCACAGAGATATTCCAACCCAACAACAAAACAAATAGAATTGGTAGCTGATACTATTTTCGCTGAACCAAGTCAAATTTATCAAATAAGATACCCAAATAAGGATATATCTGTCAGAGTTCTTAATTTTAAGAACATTAATTTCTCTTGATAATTTATTTTTTTATATTTAGGACTATTTTTTGAAAATAGGAAATAAACTATTTATCAAAAAAAGACTTAATGCCTAAATCATATAGAATACGAACACAAGTAGGTGTTGACAAATACATTAATCTCAAGTTAGAACAAGACTTTGAAACCTTGGAGATCTTATCATTAAAGATTAACCAAAGTGATATATACACAAGAATTTGTTCTGATTATGGGGTCATTGTTGGTCGAGTATTTGTTAATGGGGGTTATGGGTTACCAAACGCTAAAGTATCTTTATTTATCCCGATAGAAGATTTGGATGAATTAAATCCGGTGGTTTCTGAACTATATCCGTATAAAACATTATCAACATTAAATGAAAACGGGTATAGGTATAATTTATTACCGAAAGAACCATCATATCCAGGACACTCAGCCACCGGGACATTTCCAACAAAGGAAGAAGTTCTTATTGATCAAACAACTATAGAAGTTTATGACAAATACTACAAATTTACGGTAAAAACAAACGATAGTGGTGACTACATGATATTCGGTGTACCAACAGGTAGTCAAACCATTTTCATGGATATAGATTTATCCGATATGGGTTGTTTTTCTTTGTCACCACAAGATTTAATACGTACGGGTCAAGCTAACGAAACCCAATTAAACGGTACAACATTTAAAACGTCAACAGATTTAAATGAATTACCACAGATAAAGACATTAAATAAAATTGTTGAGGTCTCACCACTATGGGGTGAAGAAGACGTTTGTCAAATTGGTATCACCAGAGTTGATTTTGACTTAACAACTGAAAGTAGTGTTAAAATTGAACCAACCTCTATTTTTATGGGGTCAATAGTGTCAACATCAAATGATGACTATTTAAGTACTGGGTGTGTACCAAAATTGGACATGGGGAATCTTTGTGATTTAGTTTCCGGTCCAGGACAAATTCTATCAATACGACAAACAATAAATGTTGATGAGTTTGGGGATCCGATACTAGAACAATATATTCTAGAAAATGATGGTAAAATTATTGATGAAAACGGAACGTGGTTAGCTAATCTACCAATGAACTTAGATTACATAACAACAGACGAGTTCGGTAATCAAGTAATTTCAAACGACCCAAGTGTTGGAATACCAACAAAATCAAAATATAGATTTAAGATTAAATGGCAAAATGAAACCGGGAATAACAATAATTTTATTCGAGCTAATTACCTTGTACCAAACATTAGAGAATATGGATGGGACAACACTAGTTCAGATCCGAGTAACATAGTTCTAATACCTTACGTTTCAAATATACCAGTACCCGATTATGAGGATAGTTTAACAATTGTTGGATCTGGTGACCTATTGGGACCTGTGGTGACATCAAACGTATTGACATTTAGTGTATTTATACAATCTAACCCACTATCAAGTCAGTCACCATACCTAGGGGACCCAAACTTGGGAATTACCGGATTAACAAACAATAATGTCGTAAATATTATTTTTACACCAATAGACCCAACATTACCAGCTACAATAACATATCCTGGGGGTTCATTAGGACCTACAACATTCTCAATACCACCTAATACAATATCCACGGTTTGGGGAGCGTTTACCCAACAAGGTGGTTTAGTGAGTGACACAACAACAAATGTACAATCATATATTGTGGAAATAGGACCATCTGGTTTAGGTCCATGGACATTATATTCAGGTAGTTTAAACTCAATTCCTGTTAATGTTGGTGAATTTGTAAGAATAACACCTACAGCTGTTGATATAAGTCAACCACAACAGGTTGTATATAGTTTTGGAAATCAAAATTATTTTAATTACATAAGATCATACGCTTTTAGTTTAGATTGGGATGACTATGTGGACAAAAATGTGGCTATAAACTGTGAGGATACATTTTATCAATTCCACTATAATAAAGTTTATACAGTATCGTCATTTATTGATAGGTACAAGAAAGGTAAAAATAAAGATAGACATTTGGGTATTAAAGAAATTACAGATAGA